TCTTCGATCACGTTACTTGACTTTGTTGGTATACCGAAGAAGAGTGACTTTACTGGGTGGTTGAATTGAGAAAGGTCATAGTCGTTGTACCCCGGTACGAGTTTTTCCTTAATTGTCTGTGTCTGTGTGATGATGAAGTCTAGTTTAGTGGATGTGAATCGTTTACGTTCTGGAGCATCCAGGTATACGTAGTTACCATACAGCTTAGCGGAAAAGGGTGTATCCATGGTTTGTTGGAAGTTTACTCGGACTTCCACCTGATGATATTGAAGAGCCACCATGGGAATGTAGGAACTTTTATTGTTGAAAAAGAAGGTCAACGGAATAAAGTTTGTATTGTTGACGGAGCACTTATTGTTAATCTCCTGAGACTTCGTATAGGTATCTGCGAGGTAATTCTGATAGACATCACTCATAAAGTCAAAGGGTTGGGAATCGACTCGTTGACCACCGATGTAGAGGTCAATCGTCGATCCCTGGAACCCTTCAACAAGGTTCGTACCCTCGAACCATAGACCCGTGAGTAGATCACCATTTGTGGGAATGACACACGAATCTTCAGCCAGTGAAAACTCTTTAATGAGTTTGGGAGCCTGAGCAAAGTTTGTATGTCTCGTATACTTTGACGTGAAAAGGGAAGTTCCTTCACCACTCATGTAATAGACATCTTGAGCACCCTTGGAAACAAGTTGAATGAGTGCACCAGACATATCTATTAGATGTGTAGATTATAAAAATTGACACTTACCCTGAAATGGGTTCACTTCTTCCTTATCCTCGACTGCGTCGATTCTAAATCCACCCTGTTTATAGACCCGCAATCTTTTCTTGTACATGGCAAACAAAATCGACCAGTGGTCGACGATGTCGTAGATGTGTGGATTGTTGTTCTTTCCCGGCGTTTCTCTCATGACACGTCCGATGGACTGTTGTATGTCGGACTTTGGGGTTGCCAAAATGACTGTATCGAGAGTTGGAATGTCCAGACCTTCGTGGGCCTGACTGAAGGTTGCGAAGATGATCTTCTTCTTCGAAGATGCTTCGAGATCAGCTTCTTTCATACCCCCCATGTAGAGACCTGAACTTTTCGGAAAACATTGATGGAGAAATTCACAATGTTGTCGTCGATCACTCAATACCAGAAGTTGTCTGGTCCCCTGTGAAGCTTTTTTTACTAAATTGACAAGCATCTTGTTACGATCTCTATGTTCGACCAATTCTGTAATCATGTTGACAAGTGACAGTTGTCCATTCCGTGTGCACGGGGGTGGATTCATAAACATGGGGCACTCGTATTGGACTGAAAAAACTTCCACCTGTCCTTGATTCTGGCGTTCGACTGCAAAAAATGTTGGACCCATGAACCAATGGAGCACTTTGCTTAGACCATCCTTCCGGACAGGTGTCGCAGACAATCCAAAGATATGTCGAGGACACATCTTGAAGAGACTTTGGCTAAAAACCTTAGCACAAATGTGATGAGCTTCATCCACGATGACCGTCCCGATGCTGTCGAAATCACCGAAGGAGTACTCTTTGAGAGACAAGGATTGAAGCATTGCGATGACAAAGTCACATTCGACTTCTTTTTTGTTTTGTTGAACGACACCAATGGTTGCTCCTGGACAAAATTGTTTGATACGTTCACGCCACTGATCTGCCAAGAATTGCTTATGGACAATGATCATCGTTCTATATCCGAGTGTACACGCTATGGCCAGGGATACCGTCGTCTTCCCATAGCCACATGGTAAAGAAAGGACGCCATGGCCTGCTCGAATTGCTGCCGCATGTGCTTCGTTTTGGTGTGTTGCATCTCGGAGCTTTCCAGTGAACTTGATCTTGGTTTTGGTGGGAGCTGGTCGCTTATCTTGGGTAGGTACATCAGTTCCGTAGAATCTTGGAACACAGATTCCACTCTTAGCTGTTCGGTAAACTTTAAAAGGTGGTGGAGGAAATCCGTATTCATTATTGACGAGTGGCCTTACCGTAAGTTCTTTTTTAATTTCCGGTGTTGGACTCTCTAGAATAAGTCCAGTCCTTGTGAGGACCGCCATGAATTACTTATTTAAAGGGGACAAACTTTAAATGAGTAAATGCCTATTGTCGACGTTTAAGAAACTTCGCATGAACATTGAACAACTGACCTTCCTCAGGACCCTACTGAACAGGTTGAGAGCACCCAGGAAAACCCCGAGTAATCACCCACATTCCATGCACCCTTGAAGTTTATGTCAACATCGACTTCGTCACCCCTTATAAGAGATTGAATCGGACGTCCCTTGACTTCGCACATCACCCTCCTATATCGGAACGGAACCTTCACAGTGAGAACTCTACCATCGAGTGGGTCGTCAATCCTTTTGTTGGTGAGTAGATGCCTCTTCGATGTGTGCATACGTTCGATGATTTCTACAACCTTATCGGGAATGGTGAACCTGATGTACTTTTTATCATTGAAGTCGTACATAGGTTCATGAACTTTGGCTACGAACTTCATGACCTTCTTCTATATACCAATAGGATAAGTAAAACTATAAGCAGTATGATGATGTGTGTAATCATGAAGGGTTCGTAGGGTCGGCGAGTTCCGAATTGTTTGTGACAGAACGAGCGACCCACTTCGATGGCTGCTTCGATGCTCGAGTAGGGTGTTTTCCTTGGAGACATCATTCCACACATGGCAACCTTCTTGGATTTTCCAAAGAATGGAAGTTGTCCATTGGGGTTCAACACACCTGACGACTGTTCAAAGACCCATTGGGTACCTTCCCAAGAGGCTCCCCACCCGATACGAATTTCTTTTGGTTGTACGAGACCGAGTTGATCAATTACTTTTTCGATCAATTTCTCTTGATCCATCTGTACGACTTCTTCCGTGAGATTACAGATGACACAAGAGATTGTCTTCTTGTCTGGAAGGACGATGGGTTGAAGTCGAAGTTCTGTATCCAACACATACTGTAAGTCGCTGGGTATATCCATCTCTTCATTGTACTCCAACATGATGTTGATGGCACCGTAGGTACTGGGACCAACCTTCTCCTTGGCTTCTTCACCCCAGTTGTTCTTCATGAGTTGAAGGGCTGGAGTATTGTCAACGGCCAGAATGAGCAACCCTTCCTTGACAACCATCCCACTTTTGAACTGGGCGGCGAAGCCATTGTCCAGATAGATGACATCTTGAAGTTCCGAACCAAATTGAAAGTTTACACCTTTATCGATGAGTGCTTGTTGCATCGCATCACACATCACCTTTCCAGAAACTTTTTGAGTATAGGGTGAAGAAAGACCGACGTGATCGAAACTTTTGACAAATTCGTAGGCTGTCATGACATCCCAAGTCACACCATCGATGATGAGTGTCACAGCCTCTAGAAGTTTCTGCCCCTTTTCTGAAAGTTCTCCAACAGCATCCTTGAGTGACATCTTTTTATACTTCCACGGCAAGGACAAAACTTTGATGGCCAAACCCGCGAGGGTCATATAGTCCTTTGATGATAGATGTTCACGAATGATGTCACCATTCTTCGTTTCCGCCTTTTCGAAAATGTCATCCCATTTGATACCCATCTCCTTGAACAAACTCTTCGTGTTGATGAAGGCACGATCGAATACTATCCTATGAGCATGCATATCTCTCGTGTCAATGGAAGGTTCCCACCACGAACCACCTGCTGAAAGTTTTTTATCGTAGACGAACACTTCATGGTCCGTGAATTTTTTGAGTTCCCACGCGATGGACATACCCGTGGGACCCGCACCGACGATGTGAATCTTCATTCTACTATTAGGGTAGATATAAAATATCCCGTGTCGCTGCATAGAACACCAGCAGTACCAAGGTCAGCCATGTCTGCAAATCCATGTAGTTTCTCCCCTTGTACAGGACAAACAGGTTTAGAAGTATATGCATGGGTACCGTCTCTCGTCCGTACTTGAGATAGAAACCAAGTGTTGCGGCACCACTCAACATGAGTGCATTGATGAAGGATGATTGTGAAGGCTTCCACAGGAACCACGCGACGTAGAGAAGAGCCACGTATGAAATAAATATGGATCGTCGCAAGAATTCGCGTGGGGTATCTACGATGGCAAGTTTTTTACCCTGGACAACATTTGCTATCCAATGAGGACCTAAGACGAGATACGACATATACAGTACAAGAAACAACTGCCACATTGTTAGTTTTACTTAAGAATAAAAACTTCGTGTACAATAGAATGTTATGTGTTGCTCAACATGTACCAGTCAAAGTTCCAAGTAGGAAGTTGAAAACCTGGAAGTTTGCCGGTAAGTTTCTATGGAAGAACGCCACTGTACAAAATAAATCAGAACTTGGTCGTTGGACAAAGGGGGAACTCCTCGAACTCGGACCAACATTTGTAAAATTAGGTCAAATCGCTTCGACGAGAGGGGATCTCTATCCACCAGAATTTACAAAAGAGTTGGAATCATTACAAGATGAAGTCCCTCCCGTGGAATTCGATACCATTGTAGATTATGATATTTTCAAGGAATTTGACCCTGTACCATTTAAATCCGCGAGTATCGGCCAAGTCCATATGGCCACTCTCCAGAACGGTCAAAAGGTTGTTGTAAAATTAAAACGTCCAGGGATCCTGGATATCATGAAAGAAGATACCGATACCATACGCGACATTGTACACTTTTTAGAACGAGTTGGTTTTGACACGGGAAACAGTTCGGGGTCGGTCCTTGATGAGTCCATCGAATATCTGTTGGGTGAGGCTGATTACAAACAAGAGATTAACAATGCCATCAAGTTCAAGAAGAGTATGAAGGGTGTGGATTGGGTAAAAGTTCCTAAGGTGTACAAGAAGTATTCGAACGATGAGATGATTGTCATGGAGTATGTCCCGTCGACAAAGTTGACGGAGATTACAGACAAGAGAGTGAACAAGAAGAAGATCTGCGAAGCCTTGATCAATTCATATGTCATCCAGACCATGGATAATGGCCTCTTTCATGCAGACCCACACCCCGGTAACCTAGGATTTTCATCTAAGGGTAAACTTGTATTTTATGACTTTGGTCTACTTGTACCACTATCCGAAGAACTCCGGGACGGGTTCACAAAATTGTTTGGTTTCATAATCATGCGGGACACCGCTGGTATAGTTGATACACTCGTCAAGTTGGGTGTCATCGTTCCAACATCTTCCGATGTTTCGGATATTGAACTGTTCTTCGAGACCATCTTAGGATACCTGGAAACCCTCGATGGTTCTGGTATCGTGAATGATGATCTCGCCGCACAACTTGCTGTTGAAAAACCATTCGTCGTACCGAGTAGTTTCGTGTATCTCGCCAAGGCCTTTTCGACTATCGAAGGTATCTGTCTCAAACTGGATCCGGATTTCAACTACTTCACCTACCTGGAACCCCTCATCCAACAACAAATCATAGAATCTGTCGACGTTGGAGACATATTCATGAAGACGACAGAGATACCCGGTACGATCGGTAAGATAAATACGGCTGTCACGGGTCTTCAAAGGTCTAGAGGGTCCATGAAACGATCGATGGTCAAAACACAACAGGAAATTAAGCTCGTCCAATACAGTGTGGTATGTGCTCTATTGGCTGAGAGATTTGGTGACAATCCACCTTTGGCGATGTTTTTTGTTTTGTGCACCCTATGGTTTACTTTTCGTAAAAGTCGATAGACTTCTTCCCACTCTTAGTGGGCTTGTTATCTTTCTTAATCAACCTGTTATGTTCCTCAAAGTACCCCTTCAGGCGACGCTGCTCATCACGGAAAATATCAGAAAACTTCTCTTTGATCTTATCCACGTCGGCGTCACGTTCCTTCTGAATCTTCTTACTCAATCTCTTGAACCCCTTGTTCTTCTTCTCGGCAGCGAATACAGTCAATGTGTTTGTAATGGCGAACATTTACTTTGTATTGACATTTAATTTCTTAAGTTTCTTCAACCTGGCGACTCGACGAGGTTGGCGGATTTCTTCCATCTTCGCTGCCGCTGTATCTTTATAGTTCAGTGCTGGTGGTTCTTCTTTCTTAGTCACCTGGACATAGCCCATTCTACGGGCAAGCATAGGGCGTCGAGACAGTTCAAGGAGGCACAAGGCCGGTGTGGGGTGGGTGGTGCACGTGTTGTTCATTTTGTAAGGTACTCATTCTGGGGATTTTATTTTTAAGTTCAAACGTCTCAACTTTTCCTGAAACTCCCGACGTTCTCCTGGAGACTCGATCTCTTTTCCCGTGGCTAAAGCCTCAATCTCAGGACCCGTGAGCTGCATCGCATTCACCCTAAAGTCCATGAACGCTTCCATCGTGGTGGGGACCAAGGGCTTCACTAAATCGAAGATGGCATTCGCGTAGTCTCGAATCTCCTTCTGAGCATGATCATCCATTCGAAGATGAAGGTAGTGGAGGAGGTTATGAAGGTTAATCTTCCAATAAAACTCGGTATAGGTCGATTGTGGGAGGGTACCACGAGCCTGTTCACGACAACAACCGTTTTCAAGGAGTTCCTCGTAGACATCAAAGGAATCGCTCAGTTGCTGAGCCACTTTGTTGTCTAGGTCACCTTTGAGTTCTACGACGCCTTCAGAACCTTGGTGATTCACCTGGGATTGCCCCCTGTAGGTATCGGGTTCGTAGTACTCCTTGGGAACAACCGAGTACCGAGCAGAGAGTTCATTCACACTGGCGGTGCGGTGCCGAAGGTGTTGTCGGGCAATGTAGATTGGCATTTTGATGTGAAATTTGAAGTCGACCATTTCAAAAGGGGTTGTGTGCCAATGACGTAGGAGGTAACGAATGAGGCCACGGTCTCCACGAGAGGTTTTGGTACCGTCACCGTAGGAGACTCGGGCTGATTGGACGATGGACGAATCCAAATCTTTTTGAGGCATGTGGTCCACGAGTCTGACGAATCCATGATCAAGAACCTTTTGCATTATACGAATCTATCCGTTCAAATCTTTAATAGATACACTCGTCATCGAAGGGAACTTCGCCACAAAAGTCGTAGAGTCTGTATAGCTTCTCTTGGGTCTTTTCAAGTTCAATCCTCGTCTCATCCATGGCATCGATGGCTTCGTCCACGAGTTCCAAGAATGAATCCAATTCATCAAGGGCGACACGGTGAGTGTTCCTATTGGGCTTCCTCGTGTGAAACGCTGACTTGAGACGCTTGTTACTCTTGATAACCTTGTCGATGTGTGGCTTGTTGACGGCGGACATACGGATGGAGAGACTCATTCTATACCTTACACTACTTTCATATCTTTAACGAGATCGTCGATACTTTTATAATATCTATTAAGGTCTTTTTCGAAACGTTTCGTTGTCATGTGTTTCTTATCATTCAAATAGATCCACGCCAGGTTTGACTTTGAGTACTTTGTTCTCTTCTGGTTTTCGTTGGGTCGACGAGCGATCAGTTTGGTAGCCTTCTTCTTTTTCGTAGCTGGTTTGATTTCAACTCTGTTCACGAAGGAGAGTGCCTGCATGACGGTATCGGCCAGGTCATCCTTCTTCTTCGATTTGATGAAGGTATCGAGCCAATGTGTATTCACATCATTTTGTCGTATGAAGGCTTCGCATCTTTCGATCGAAACCTTCTTCCTCTTGTTATATTGTGCCTTACCGGGTCCGGCAACATCCGGAATTTTGTGGCGAGCATCGTACAGCATCGTCTCAGCCTCTGGACATTTGATGATGAAGTAGGCGTGCAGGAAGTGCATGACTGAAACCATCTTCTTGTTACGATCGGGTTGCTTTTCGATGAGCACCGTTTTTGCGTCAAGTACCCACGGGCGTTCATCGAGGTGTTTCCGAAGGGACACGTAGACACCGTCAGCATGTTGAGGCGGCACACCCGAAACATCCCACTGGACTACGAGGTTTTCATGATCTTCGTCAAGCAAACACATCGCGAGATTCTTTATACCAACGTCAATACTAAGAATCATTGGTATAAAGGATTAGTATCTCTTTAAATGTATGAAGTGGATCGGTCACAGAGGGTATTCATTAGAGTACAAGGATAATAGCATCGAAGCGATTCGTCAAGCTGTGGTGAGGGGGTACGATGGTGTGGAGATTGACATTCAGTTGTGTAAAACGGGTGAGATTGTTTTGCATCATGATGTGTATTTGGGTGATCAATTCATCAAGGATGCTCCATTTGATGATCTTGACGTGATTTCTCTCGATGACGTTTACCGCGAAATTCCTGAAATTTCGGATGTTCCGTTGCTTTTAGATATCAAGGGTAATGATCATTCCATCATACAGGCTCTTGAAATATTTTATCGACACCGATCCATAGAAAATGTGACATTCTGTAGTTTTAACAGATCGTTGCTTTTTGGATTGCCGAGCAATTTCAAAAAAGGGTCGACATTTGAGACATCATTCAAAGTGGGTGAATATGACATGATCACACAAGGAATAACGGCTGTACTTATTCACTGGACGTGTTTGTCACACGAATTTATTAAACATTGTCACGCGAAGAATATTACAGTCTATACGTATACACACAAAGAACAGATGGAACTGGAATACATGTATACATACGAGGTGGATGCTATTATTACAAATGGGTTTACTTCTTACCCAGGAAACTCATCGCAACAGCGGCGAAAACAAGAATGAGACAGAGGACCGAAGACAGTGACGACAACCAAGAGTTGTTAGCCACGAATGATACAAGGTCGAATCCACCCTTGGTGACATCCTTGGCAGCCTCGGCCGCCTCGTCAGCAACTTCTTTGAGACCCTGGACAACTTCACCCGTATCATCGACAGCCTTCCCAATCGCCTCGAAGGGGTTGAGTGTGTCGTATAGCAACATCAAGAAAGTCGTGCCTCCCACGACATACATACCGGTCTTCATGAGACCTTCACGAGCTGCGGGAACATTTTCAACGAGTTCGTCGACATCCTTAAGTTTCTTTACCTGTTCAGGTGTCATTTCGACTTCAGAAACCTTTTTAACGTGCTTTCCCGCTTGTGTACCCTCTACGGTTATTTCAGTCATTGGTTTACTGTTGGGTCCGATCTTTGGAGTACCATCCGCATTTTTCAGGGGTCGATACGTAACCTTCTTTGCTCCCTCAAAAAGTTTGGGAAAAGACTTCTTCATCGCACCCAAAGTACCACCGGCAATCTCGATTGTACGCCGCGTTGCATTTGTAACTGTAGTCCCTGCCTTCTTAAATACGCCGTCGGGCTTAAGTTTTTTAGCCAGGGTCGGATCTAAACCCTTGACGTAATCCGTGTCGAGTTTTTTTCCAATCTTAGCCAACTGAACATCATCGAGATTTTTCAATATTTCATTTACGTCTACAGTATCTAAACCCTTGATTCCAGTAACTATATCATCGACTGGTAAAACTTTAAGTTGTGACACGGGCAACGATTTAAAACTGTATGTCCCCACGGAAGCAGTATCGCCACCAACCTTGGCAGCAGCCTTGGCAGCAGCAGAAACCATTTACAGTGTACTGAGAAAAATAAAATTACACCAAGTACGGGTTTTTCCGTTCACTCTCCTCTGATTTTCTACACGTCGGTCCCTGTCCCCTATATCCCGGTTTACAAGGCTTATAACAGAGTCCGGCATCCTTCTTTTTACCCTCGGGGCATTGGTCAGGAACCGTTGCGTTACCGGCTCTAGAATACCTGTTACGTGGTTTATCACAGAATGCAGACCCGGCTGCACCCGAACGAAACGTGAAATCCGGGAGACACTCTTCATTGCACGTCGTTCCACGAAATGTGTATCCATCTCGGCAGTCTTTTCTTTGATAGAAGCACGCCTTGAAGGGGTTTGAACATTTGTTACCAGGTATATACGCATGGATCGGCTGCAAACACGTGAACCCAGTGTTTCTAGTACCAGTTGGACACGCCCCCTCACATTCAAGTGCTGACGACTTGTAAATTTCTTCGCCGTTGGGTCCCGTACGACACTTCGGGTAGCAGAGTTCACCCTTCCTCTCCTTGTCGGGGCCACAGATCATAGGTGTACCAACACCGCGACCATACGTATCCTTAATAGCTCCTACAGCCTCGTTGATCCACGGTGTAGCGACCCACCCGAGTACTGACACAGTCGCTAAAGCAACACTTCCAGGATCACCAGAATTCCATGCTTCTATACGATTGTCCCAATCTCGCATGTAGCTACGAGTGACAGTTTTGCCTAGTAAAAATTCTGCTGCTTCCTGCCCTGGACGCGTAGTACACTCATTGTTTTTCAGTTTTAGACCTAGGCGTTTACAGTAATCATTCGTAAAGTCACAATCACCGCGTTCTGTGTTGAACTGTACACCGTACACCTTAGGATTTAAACGCTGGGCAGACTGAGAATTCATCACGTTGTCCGCACGAATACCGTATTCACAAAAGGCGACGAGTGCTCCCCACGGTTTGAGAAGACAAACCTTTTTGGGAAGTTTCTTTTCTATGACATTTGGATTATCTTTCGTTCCGGGGTTTTTGCGATCCAATACACGGTATGTATCAGTGTACGAAGCGACGAACGGTGAATAGTCTTTTGGAATCTCTTTGGGTGCAGGTCTAAATGGGTTTGTGTAGAGTAAATGTTTTTCTTTCGTGCGATCGTTGTATTTCTGGGCAGCACTTTGGGTGAGAGCGACACCAATGATATTTTCTGATGATAGGAATGGTACCTTTTCGATCTCACGTCCTTTACCCTTTTTCACATAGAAGTCATATACGAGTTCATCTCGCTTATTTGTATTTTTCATTGCAATGTCGATGGCTTGTTCGAATTCCTTTTCAACTTGTTCAGACACTTGTGTGTTGTCGTCCATCGTCGCCACCAAAAACTTGACCATCGATTCTTCACTCATGAGATTGAGTGCATCCGGTAAAAATTCACCAATGAGATGTTGACTCATCTCTTCTTGGTATTCAGGGAAGGCTACAAGGGGTGAAAATGGCATGGGTGGTGCAGATCCATCTTCGTTCAAGGCTTCTTCGAACTGTACCTCTGAGATGTTTCTCGTTTGTCGCACAATTTTGTTCTCTATGAAATTGTCATATCCAAGAGCGTTCGACAGATCCAGGAGTATACTCATCAACTCGAATGATATAACGGCGGCAGCACATATCCCTCCACATTTCGACGCCACTTGGAATTTTATAAACAACCGGGTCGCTACACTGGTTGCCAGTTTTGTTGCCATCTTGGCAGATACTGCAGCGGCAAATCTACGGGCAGCCGTTTTAGAAACATATGTGCTTCCAAGTCGAACACCAGTCACGAGCATCGTCTCTACGACAATACTGACCACGACCGCAAAGGCTATTTCGCCAATTAACGTTTTGAGATCAAGTTTGTTATTGATATCCTTAAACTCACAACACCCATTCGCGGCGACTTTCATTCCATCCGGACATTTACCACTCTTATCGACATACACGATACAGGATGTTTCAAGTTCTTGTTCCACTATACCACGTAACTCTTTATCGTCGACACCCGCTTGTGCTGCCAGACTTTCAATTCTCGTGTCTTTTTCATTCAGATAAGATTTAGTTTCTCGACTCGGTCCAATAGATGTGAATAGATTGAACCCCATTACTGCACCAACTGATGACATTGATGAACTGATCATCAGAATGATGAGTAACAGAATGATGGTTGTCCCATTGTTCTGATTATTATTCATCCTATTTAAAGGGTATATTTTTTTAATATAAAGATGTGGTGCTGGTGGTGTTGTCATCCATTCGATACAGAACCATTACAGCTCCCGTACAGTTACGACGATCGTCGGAAAAGATTTACAACACTGGGTAACTTTTGTTCGTGGAGCTGTATGAAATCATACGCCCTGGATAAATATGGCGTAAACAAGGGAAGCATCATATGTGGAAACATCACGTTGATGCGGAAGCGGCTTTATGGTAAATTGGAGTCCATCAAGCGAGCACCTAACCGTTACGCATTGAAGGTTTTTGGGGGTGACCTAACCATCGAAGCCTTCAGGGAAAATGCGGTCATAGATGACACTCCACGGAAGGCTATAACTACTGAACCCGTGAAGGATAATACAGTATCATTTATTTCAAACGCTAAAAAGATGAATGAAATAAAAAATACGAATGATGGTTTAGTATTGAAGCGATCGAAACCACTTCAACGTAATCAAAATAGTTTAGAATCAGCGTTGGGTCTGGTCATTAATCCTCCTCGTAGCCGGGAGTGACGCACCGATAGATGTAACGCATGTTGGATCCACTCTTTTCGGCAGCGAAACCCTGAAGGAGTTCTCCTTCGTTGCACTCGATCGCACCTATCTCATCTAGTACTTTTTTAGGATCACTCTTAACGTATGTTTTATAGGGCGACAGAGAAGTTCGAACCTTCGCGGGACCCTTGAGGTTGATACAGTCGTACTTGTATCCAGCCTTCGTACCGGAACTGTTCTGGTCAAGGACGAAACCCACGAGGGCTTGGTTAGAAGAACAGAGAGCCTGGGCCCCATGTATATCATCAATGGTACCACTGCGAGACGTGACGTAGTTACCGACGTTTCCGAATTTCAACTCACCCGGATTGACGAGGGAGGAACATTTATATCCATAGACATCATCCTCACCATCCTCCCCATCCTCACCGAGTTTCTTTTTAAATTCAAATCCTCTCAGAGCAGTCTGATCCTCGTCATCGAGACCACAATTGATGGGCATACCAGTGAGAGAAGCGACATTACTTTCCAATGTCGCGTCGTACACCGGTGTCACGTTGGAGAGAGCATTGTCCGTGTCGATGAGAGTCATGATTTCACCATCATCACCGTTACCCTGGATGACGAAGCTTTCTGAGGCCATGCTTCCTCCACCCATCAACCCCTGTGTTTCAACAGGGGGTGTGTAAACGGGTTCGGGCTCTTCCTTCTTGATTCCCAAGAACTTCCACTCGGTTTGGATACCGTAGGCGATGGCCGCCGCAGAGCTACCCATCGACCCCAACAGGACCAACGGCAAAATAGCGTTAGACATTTAATATACCTTCAGATTTTTTTATGTGACCTGGGACATGCATCGTCAACCGAAACGAGGTGACACTCTGGACAATCGAAGTAGATCTTTGCATTTCTCGGAACGAGTCTATCTTGTGAAAAAAGGGTGAGATCTTTCACGGTATATATGCCGTATTCGACCATCGTTTCAAGTGTGGGGAACTTCATCCTTTTACTTCAAACAACACAAAGCCTTATTCACCTTTAGCAGAGCCGCGAAGCTGTCCACCATAGAGGGGACCAAGGTCTTGAGAACCATCTCGAATTCGGTATCCTTGTCACCCGGTTCAATGTCTTCGATGATCTTCTCGATGATGTCAATGACGAGTTCACGCTTCTCGGACCCCTTGAGCTTCTTGAACTTTGCAGCCTCGAGCATCAACCGAGTGACGATCGGGGGAAGATCGGACTTCTGGACACCATCCTTGAGGTACTTCTCCTTGATCTCGTTGTAGCACTTTTCGACACCCTTGACATCAATCTTTCCTGAGAACTTCGCGAGTATAACTTCCATTTATGATAAAAAAATATTTATATTTAGTAAGATGGAACTCGATGCATTCGTAGCGATACTCATCGGTATTTACCAGATGTGGGATAACCTCAAAGAAGTTATAGAGACCAAGAAAGTTCGAATCGATAAGAAGACTGCGACATTGAGTCTGATTGCTGGTCTACTATGGTTATCCTATCACTACAGAACGGGTATGAATAACACTGTTGTGATCACAATCTTGGGATTGATTGTGAACCTCTACATTTTACACGTCATCTACTTAAAAGAGAAGAAGGATAAGAAGATATAATGCAGTGTCTTACTGTTGCCTCCAGTGTCCGACCACCTATCGCCCCCAAGAAGTCTTCTAAGAAGCTTCCTGTGAAGGTGATCGGTCGTCCCAACGATTATCTTTCTGTTGCTGAGCGTGTCAACGGTCGTGCAGCCATGATTGGGTTCACGTCTGCTGTAATCGATGAAGTGATGACCGGTAATCCTATCAGTACCCAGTTTCACGACAACGTCGGTCTTTCTGTCGCTGTTGCCAGTCTGGCGTTTCTCGGAACAGCGGCGAATCCTAAGGATGAGGGTTACGTTCAAGGGTTCTGGAAGCCTGAGACGGAGTTGCTGAATGGTCGTCTGGCGATGGTAGGTATCGCGTCACTTCTCCTAACAGAGTCGATCCATCCCCTTGTCCCGCTCTTCTAGATATATAGCCTATGAGGTCCAAAATATATAGTTTTTCGTCCATGGACAGTGTTCCTGATCTACGCATCACGTATATCAAGATCACCCACAGAGACATGATGGCTTCCTTCATGCTACAGTTTTAGCCGATAAAAATAAGCCAGTGAGTAACACGATCGTGTGAAGGCCCAACGAAAAACGAGACCACATCACCTTGAGTTGATCCTTTACGTTACACTTTCGTGTCAAGTCGACGGCCGCCAACGATACGACAAGACCCAAGATGCCGTAGAGCATCATGAACGCACCAGTATCATTGTTGAACATCTTAGTGAGTACGAGGGTCAATGGTATGGTGAGGGCAGCCACCAAGCTGTGGGACATGTACTTGAACAGCGTGTCGTACATCTTCTTACCCTTGACATCGCTACACCTCGAATACACGTCAATGCTAATCGACGTCGTGACCATGTACAAGAGTGATAATACCAAAATGACAAAGACGGAGATGGCCGGCAATTCAATGTCGACACTGCCATTCATGATACCCTTGGCTGTGTTATAGATTTCTTCGTACCGAGACATATCTTGTAGTATCCTGACATTTTATTTAAAGGTGAGCACGTAGTATTCTTTAATGGTGAAGGTAACATTCGCTATAGGTGTATGTAATGAAGCTAGGGAACTGGGTGACCTTCTGCACTTCCTCGTCAATGAGCAAGACGTCATCAATCATGGCGATGAAGTGAATGTTATGGTCGATTCTAAGAATGTGACACCATCGGTTCGGTCGGTATTAAAACAGTTTGACACTGTGACGGTGTGTGAACATCCATTGGATGGTGATTTCTCGGAACATAGGAATTACCACATCACACAATGTACGGGTGATGTCATCTTCATGTTGGATGCAGATGAAATTCCACAGGTGAAACTCATCGACGTCGCGAGAAACTTTGATCAAGGTGACATTTTGTACATTCCGCGAATGAACATATGTCCAGGATATTCTGAAGAGTGGCTAAAGAAGCACGGCTTCAAAGTCAATAATATAGGGTTTATAAATTGGCCAGATTTCCAGGGGCGTATTTTTAAAAGGGTTCCTCATGTACGATGGTCTGGTAAAGTACATGAAAAACTAACAGGGTCGGATAAGATTGTTGGGCTTCCACCAGATGTTTCCAATGGTCTATGGCACATCAAGAACCTGAAGAAACAGGATCGTCAGAATTCTTTGTATGACACCATCGTTTAAAATCTTCTTCACCAAATTCACCCGGATAATCCCAAATCTTGTGGATACCAACGGGTGACTTTGGTGGCTCAGCGTCACGGAGTTTTGTTTCGGCGGCAAACTCATAAGCAATCTCTTTGGTTGGGATATGTAAAGTAGTATCGAAAGAAAAGAAAACATCATCAAGTTTTTTATTCTTGTCTGTATTTTCGATACAGTACTGGTAACACGGTAGCACTTTTCGCAGCGAGAAGCCACCGTTACCCACACGGGCATGCGGTACGTCACCAATGTCTTCAACGACTGTCCAAGTTCCCTCACTTGACACAGCCTCTCTCCATGGTGCTCCAATGTAGTCATACTCGAAAAATCTTTCATCAATGGGTCTGAAGATATAGGAATCCCACTGCATTAACAACAGATGGGTCGAAGTGAAGCGACTGTACAACTCGGGTGAACACGAGAAGGCATTATATTCGTCGATGGACTGAAGAGCATTCCACGTGATCGTAACGTTGGTCCACTCCTTGGTCCACTCCTTCATGTCCTTCAAGTTCCGAGGAGAACAGATGATGTGAAGTCCAACGTCCGTACCACCATATACATGAGCGATGTTCCATAGATTAAACCTTGTCAATGGTTTTCGATCTCCTTCAATGAATAGGACGGTCAGTTTTTCAGGGTGTTGACACCATATCTTTTGTTCGGGTGTGGGTTCTTCCAACGATTTCAGATGTTCGAAGAACCACATTTACTTTCTATCTGTTCATAACTTTAAATTAGATGGTCATAGTTTTCTCATGCCCGACACGAAGGGTCGTATTTACAATTACTTCAAAACCTATATCCTTGAGATTTTTACAAAAGGCGACATCTTCAGAACACATGTCTTTCATCCCGCCAATCTCAATGAGAGGGTAACTAAAGTATGGATACTGCATCTTCTCCAGAACTTCTCTACGACACGCGAAGAAGCCCATACCATTATACGCCACGGAGATGTACTTGTCTTCTTTTTCAAGTTCGTCAGCTTTCATGAATTCGAATGATCCGTTTTTCTTGAAATAGTCCACGTCCCACTCCTTCACACATGTGAGGTGTTTCATATCTTGCATCCGATAGAGACCGGAGACGACTGGATACGTTTTGGTATCTTCGAGTAACTCGATGACTTGTTCGGGGGTGAAAACGATATCGGAATCTATCGTGAGCCAGACATCATATTCAACCTGGCCACCAAATGGTTTCTGGTCAGCACCACGAAGTACATCGAGACCGAGCGTCTTCATTCGAGAGAATGAGACAAAACTTGAATATTCGTTCGTGACCATAAAGTCGTACCCCTTCTTGGTTAGGGTCATTAGGGTCTGAGACCAGTTCATGAGAAACGTTCCAGAGAACGTTCGTCCGGGGAGTGCGAGTATGACTTTCATCTCTTCAAAATACTGAGTACTTCTTTAACCGCTGGGTGTCGAACAATATCTTCATCTTCCATCTCTACATGTGTGATGTACTCGAGGTCTTGGCACTGCATTCTATAGATGAGATCTTCGAGTCCATTATCCTTACCAAGATCAGACTGTTCGAGATCACCAGTCACGATGAGTTTGGTTCCTTCACCAACCCGTGTCAAAAGCATCTTCATCTGATTGGGTGTGGAATTCTGCATCTCATCGGCGATGATGAGGGTGTTATTGAACGTTCGACCTCGCATGTATCCGAGAGGTTCTATTTTAACAAATCGATCGATTTGATTATATGAAAAATACTGTTCAAAAATGTCAAACATCGGCTTCGTCCATGGTTCCATTTTCTGATCCATGTCACCTGGAAGGTACCCCATATCTTCGTCGGCAGCTACGATGGGGCGGGTCAAAACAATCTTAGGACGCTGATACTTGGCTACGTGTTCAAGGGCAATCTGACACGCCAACATTGTTTTTCCGGATCCAGCGGGACCAGTACCTATCACGATGGGTTTAGTCGACCTAAGTGCGAGTGCATATTTACATTGACCAGGAGTTTTGGGGAAGTTCATCTATATCTATTAAAGATATTTTCCTTATATTAATTAAATGGAGTTCCACTTTGTAAAATTAAATGTAAACGGGACGTACCTGAGTCTTGTGGATCCCGCGTCTAAGCCGCGTTTTATATGTTTTAGTGAAAAGGAAAAGGCTTACGATTGTATAAATTATGTAGCATCATTTAGATCTAGATATGGTGTGTGGCCATGTTTTGACATGTCACGGGGGCAGAGAACACTTCAGAGTAACACCACCGTAAAATTACGAACACCCGAACAAGTGAAGCGATACTTGGATCTTGAAACCTACGACTTCAATACGATAGACCGAATTGCCACACGGACAAATGCGTCGTTTTATTGTGTCCTTCGTTTCGAGACGGAAATGATCCAGAATATTGAATCTATCTCCATGGCTGGTCAGGAGATGGATGCCGTCGTAGATGAAGATGCGTACAGAGACCTTCTTGAATTCAGCTTAAAAATAAACTGATACGTGTACTCATGTGTGGCATCCTAGCACTTTTCGGAGAAGAAGTGGATGTGTCGTCATACCTATTGTCCCACCGCGGTCCAGATAGTTATGGGACTAAAACACTTGGAAAATGTCGAATGGACTTTTATCGTCTCGCCATCAATGATCTTACACCAGCTGGTATGCAACCCTTTGTGTGTGGTGATTCCATGCTCATCTGCAACGGTGAAATCTACAACCACCGAGAATTTAGGACGGGTCTGGAAAAGGGGAGCAGCGACTGTGAGATACTCGCACCGTTGATCAAGGATGTTGGTATCATGAGTACACTTAAACTGATTAATGGTGACTTTGCCTTTGTGTACACAGATGGGAAACGTATCATGGCTGCCAGAGACCCCGTCGGTGTGAGACCACTTTTTTACTGTAGATACCATGAAGGGTCGATCGCATTTGCGAGTGAAGCCAAGGCTCTTTTATTCCTGAATGCTGAAATCAACATCTTTCCACCTGGACATTTCTATGACTCCTACGTGAATGATTTTGTATGTTATCATACTGGATACTGGAATGTCAATAAATACACCACTTTGGATTCTAAGGGTATATTGCGTCAGAAATTAGAGTACGCTGTCAAACAGAGAATCGAAAATACTGAACGAGATGTCGGATTCTTATTGTCAGGTGGTTTAGACAGTAGTCTCATCGCGGCAATTGCCACGCGGATCATGGGAAAAATAAAGACATTCTCTATCGGTCTACCGAACAGTCCCGACTTGGCAGCTGCCCGTAAGGTTGCAAAGTACCTAGATACAGATCACACTGAAGTAACGTTTACACCCGAGGAAGGTATTTCACATCTCAATGATGTCATTCATTCACTAGAATCATATGATACGACGACGGTGCGTGCGAGTACACCAATGTGGCTTCTTTGTAAATACATCAAGCAGCACACGACGTGTCGGTATATTTTTTCGGGTGAAGGGAGTGACGAGGTATTGGGTGGGTACTTGTATTTTCATAATGCACCCAATGTGGTTGAATTTGCATGCGAGAATATGCGGCGTCTTCGATTGATTCATCAATTTGACGGACTCCGTGCAGACCGATGTGCCGGTGCACATGGTCTCGATCTTGTGGTACCATTTCTCGATAAGGACTTCATAGATGCGTGCATGACGATAAATCAGAATGATAAAATCGACAAGATTGAGAAGCGTGTACTACGTGAAGCCTTTGAAGGGTATTTACCCAATGACATTCTCTGGCGACAAAAGGATGGTATGAGTGATGCGGTCGGGACGAATTGGGTTGACAGTGTAAAAAAATACGCCGAAAATGAGGTTGATTCGCAGATGTTTCATGAGACTGTGACGAAGTCTCATGGGCACAACATACCGCTAACCAATGAAGAGGCATTGTACCGGTCTATCTTCTGGAGAATGTATGGGAGAGACAACGATCATCTCATCTCGGAGATTTGGAGACCCCGGTGGACGACCATCACAGATCCAAGTGCGAGACTACTTATAGAAAAGAATCGCAAGTAATATAAATGTCTCATTTCGTGAGAAGTTTCGATTGTAATGATGAAAAACATGTACTGTGGTTGAAGGATGTGGGGGACGCCATGACCAAGGTTACGAACAATGAAAGGGTTGACATTATTTCAGTCGTCAATTCGAACCCTCTAAAGGGAAAACCTACTATGAACAATGTAGCTGATTGGGCCTATGTACATTTTCAGCTCACTATGAAATATGCGAATGCCGTCCTAAACTGTGACGCATTCATTCCTTCGAAGTGAATGCCCTATATTCGTCGAGTGTAAAATCCTGTGGTTCGGAATTTTCATCCATTCGGACAAGTAAAATTGGACCAAGAACATCTTCGTAGTCGAATGGTTCCGGTAACACATTTTCGTTATGTACAGTACCTACCTCACTTTTCATAACGACAACGTCAATTTCTGGCCACTGACCTATAAATGTCGGGTGTCGCATGAGCACCAGGTGAGCTTCGTTCACGTGGGGTGCCAAGTCGAGTTCAAGTTCTTCTATATCTCCTAGCTTTTCATGAAGTATCACAACCTTCGTCGTCATCCTTGATATCACCAAAGACAAAAATGTTGTGTACTAACAAGATGTATCGCCTCGCCATACTCCTCGTTATTGCCCTCATCATCGTCCGTATGACGTACTATGAAAAATACACCCGTGCCCTGGATGGTGCATATGCCCCTACCAGAAACTCCAGGCGTGTGTCCAATGTCTTCAATGTATGCTCCCCCGAATCCAGTGAGTGTGACAGAACGACATTCCCAGTCGAAGGTTTGCCACTTGCATAACCTAAGTTAAAACAATTCACATCTGATAGTAAAATGGAATCCTACGTCACACGTGAATTTTCCAAGCTTCTTGGGTTACCTGAAGATCACACGATATGTGTAAATCTTGAACGCTGTATCTTCAACTGGAGTGTGCGTCGGTCCAAACAGTTTGATGACGTACCCACGTGGGAAAATAGGCGTTTCCGAGATCGATACAAACACAAGTTTATCGAGATGAAACAGGGTCTCATGAGATGTCCTGCGAACTGTGAAAATTTGAAGAGTGGGAAGGTGAAAACATTTCAATTCATTCAGTATGACCCAAAAGAACTTTTACCCGATGGACCGTACGCTAAGACACGGGATACGTTGGTGTATAGGGATCTTCGTAAAGAATATTACTCGAAGGAATTGAAGAATCAGGATGGGTTATTCAAATGTGGACGTTGTAAATCTATGAAGACGACATATTATCAGATGCAAACGAGGTCGGCAGATGAACCCATGACTGTCTTCGTGAGTTGTCTCGACTGTGGTAAAAACTGGAAGTGTTAGACTTTGAGACCGTACATGGTGTTGGTAAGATCTGTCGGCATGTCGCCAACGGAGAGGATGAAATTGTATCCCATTTGTCGTTTCATTTCACCCTTTTTCTGGGCAGGTGAAAATCCGAGAACGTCGTAGTAGATGTTATGTTTTTTCAATTGGTTTATCGTGTATTGGACAACAGGTGAAAGGTGGGGGCGTGCCGTGATGATGATGACCTTGTAGCCGAGAGCTTTAGCATACTGTAACAAATGAATGATGGGCTCGTTTCTCTTCCCACTCGTAAATATCAGTGTATCGTCGATGTCGAACATGACGGCATCATTCTCCTTTATCACCCGATCTTTAAGAATGTGCATACTTAAAATAGTTTAAGAAAATAATACGTGGTATCCGTAGATGGAAAATCAATTAATCGACGTTGTCTTATCCGAAGATGTCGTATCACTGGCCCGTGTCGTTGAAGATCTTGGTACATCTGTCAAGGTGCAGATCCTGAACAAAAATCATGGTGGGATCTACATCTTCGATGAAGAGGAGGAGCATATCCCGAAGGAGGCAATCTGTGGTTACTACGACACGGATGACCTAGAGAAGACAGGTCTCTATGTGAGGACTCGGTTCGGGTACGAACAAGTTTCCGAAAGTGATTCTGATTATGATCCAGGTGAAGATGATGACGATGATGAGAGCTGTGAATCTGTCTCCCTAAGTGATGAAGAAACTGACGAAGAGTAATGGATTTTGTACCGAAGAAGCGTGTGACGAAGAATGACAAGAAACACAAGAAGGATGTGTATACCTCGAAACATTTAAGGATTTCCCAACAGTTATATGAAAAGCGACGCGAGCATGAAGCTCTTGATCGTATCAGCGGATCCAAGAATGACATTGGGGTACTCAAAGGTTATTCAAAGAGTAGCTAATTATCTAGCATCTAAGGATGTTGAAGTTGTAATGTACACCGTTAATTACGAAAAAGAAAGGGCACTACCCAATGTGTTCATAGATCCACGAATTAAACTTTTACCCGTCAAGGATCCCACTAGTTTTGGTTTGGATGCGTTTAGATCGAAGGTTGATGAAGAACAACCCGATCATATACTGATATACGCAAGCGTCGACGTAGTATATAACTACGTCAAAAAATTAGACACTAGGCATAGGGTCAGTGTATATATTGACATCTGTCAGCGATGGTCGGATACTTTAATTTTTGATAAATTAAAGAGTCGTGTCTATCACTGGTTTACTTTTTTGGGGTGCTGGCGTGATCATCTCGTGGATGATCTGAAGTTTGATCCGTCTAGTGTTTCCGTTTTGGAACATGGTATTAATTTCGACGAATTGAAACCCATCGAAATCACAAAAGAAACCCCTTCGTTCATAGTTTTGAATATGAACCGTAATTCTGTTCGAAAAAATTGGGTCGCCACCTTGAGTGGTTTCATAGAGTTTTTATCTAGGCATAATTATGACCCATCAATTAAACTGTATGTGTCGTGTGGAACGGATGGATCTGACCAATACTGTGACATTGAGGAACACACGTACGTTGAGTTTCTTAAACGAGGTCTGGATTACATGGATTACACACAACATTTCATTCTCAACGCTAGACCAATGTCCTTGACGAAGGATGAATTAAACAAATTATATTCTGAATGTGACGTGGGTATCAATACATGTTTTTCTGAAGGATTTGGTCTTTCTTCCGTCGAACATGCATACTTTAACAAGCCTCAGGTATTGACGGATATACCAACCTTTCGTGACACGTTGGGTGATGACGCCGTTTATATAAAATCGAGTCTCACTCACGTATATACCGGTAAGAATGGCATAAAGGGGGAACGAGTCATAGTCGACTCAGACTCTGTAGCAGACGCCCTCGATCATTGCTACAAAGGAAAGTTCGTGACCGATACCAGGGACAAGGTCTTTAAGAGGTTCAGTTGGGTAAACATACATAAACAAATCGACCGTATGATTAGTATATTGAAGAATGGCTCCCTATAACCCTCCTGTGTCTCATTACACTGAACTTGACGTGTCCGACTACGACGAAGACTTTATGTTTTCCTTTGTCGGTAAAGGTGGTAAGCGTCATTATTGGCTGACTCGTATGATCGGTGTCGACTACTTGTGGTACGATCATAAGCGTAAGGTGATTGAAATCTGGGGACCCTTCAACGTTCTCAGGACTCGCCAGGCTCAAGAACTTTTGAAGTCCGAATTGGAAATTTTCCAACCTAAGTTAAGGGAGTCTTCTCAAAAGGTAGATGTCGACGTTCAAGAGACCCCGGTTACGGCCTAAGGTTGACACGGTCTCGGTTCGTCTCAGACCAGGTGACTCTCTATATGAGAGGATACACCCACCTATAGATGATGTACGTGTTCAACAGAAAAGACCAGTATATCAACAAGAAGAATATCTTAAACTTTTGGAAAAAAACTACAAGTCGTACGACCTTGTGATGAAGGATATGAAATTACCACCCGTGACTGAATACGTCAAGCCCTTCACCCAGAAGGAACCAGAAATAGAATTTTACGATCGTATATATGTCACGACATCCATACTTAAATCTGGTAAAGTGAAGATTAAAATTAATACGGGGATGTATGACCTCTATGAAAAATATTACCGATACAACAAACAACCACCACAAAAAAGTGTCATTAAAGTCTACAAATCATTGGGATTTTCAGAAGCGTTTATCAAGCGATTGGAGGCATCCTACAAAAAAATTCCGGCGAGAGTGGAAGCTTTTCAAAGATGTATTGACAAAGTTTTTAACAAACCGAGTGTTTCAAAACCAAAGCATAAAAAGAAAAAGATAGTTGAAGAAGACGACCCAGATGTTTTGATTAAGGATGAAGTCGTTGAAGAAGAAGTCGAAGAGGATGAGGATCCCGGTGAGGATGGTGAGATGGATGTCGAGGTTGACATTGAAGAAGAAGTCGAGGAAGAAGAATTCATCGATGATGATTGAATTTAACACCCAGAGTTTGTAATGAATGCTTTTTTTCTCTTGATAATTTTGTATCCGGATCTTTTTGGTATTGAAGCCAGATGTATAAAGACGGACTCCCACTATCTTCACAAAGTATATCCAAGTGTCTATGCTTTCTGTAGAAATCGTTTAACTTCGTAAACATTGAGAGCCAGTGATCTTCTGTAGGATGAATCCAAATATCCTTGTCACTCGCATCACATAGGAATTTCAGAGCCCTTCGTAAGAAAATGTCATAGTATTCAGTATAATCACACTCTTCTATCTTTAGATCGTAGGGTGGATCGACATACATTTGAAGTTCCAGGAATTCAGTTGGGAAAGCCCATTCCAATATTTCTATCGGATCTGTACTATCCATGATGTATCTCAAAATTTCAGCACTGAGCATACTCCGACCAAGTTTCTTTTTGTTTTTTTCGTGACGTTTTCGATTGTATTGAAGGTAATCTTCACGGCATAACTGAAACGAGTTTTCAACAATAATATCTTGTACTTCGGTCGGTAAAATATCCCATAAAGAGTGAGTCATCCTTAAAATCCCTGGAGATTTTTCTACCTAAGTCGCGCGGACCTACCATCTTTTTCGTACAATGTTCATCATCAACGCGACACTCGGTTCTCATATTCTCAAACGTGTCATCGTCGACACACTCACTCAGGCGAAACAACTGGCGAAGCAGCTTTCACAGGAAAAAGTTTGGAGACTGGAGAACGACACTGTCTTTTTCGGTGACGCACTCGTGAGGGTATACGACATTGACATTAAAAAACCATCCAACTACGTCGATGAACATATTCTTTCTTTCTTTGATCCCCGCTGAAATTGCCCATATGTCATGTGATCAACATGTGGTCAAGATTCAATTGGAGATTTGTCAAATGCTCTATACGGCTTGGTTCTTTTCGGGAGAACAGGGGTACATAGAAGAAAACGCACCCTACACGAAGGATGGAAAGAAGAGGGGGTACCGCCCCGCACACCCGAAGCATCCTATGACTATGTGGGTTGGTTCGAGTTTGAAGAATTACCTGTATGCATGCGAGATTGGGATCGCCTTGACCCTTGAATACACTCGTAGATATGGTAAGGTACACACGTGTGCTGAACACTTGTTGTGGCTGAGGAACCATCATCCTTCCCACTTTGAGGAACACAGGAGTGAGACGGCGTACTACTCCGATGAAGGTATTCCTGAATGTATGCCTGAACAATACAGATGTCCGAGTGTTGTTGATGCCTACCAGATGTACTACATGATGGATAAAATGTCTTTCGCTCGATATAGAACTTAAAAACGTGACGTCATTGTAATGAAACGATGTTCAGCATCGCAAATAATTTTACGGCTCCCCCTGTCAAAATCGCATCTGAGCGTAAGCCTGAGTATCATCCAAGGACTTACAGTCAGTTTGTCAAGGGTCTCAAAAACAAGGAACTTCCTGCCGTTATCGTGAAGCCAAGTGAGAATGTCGCCCAGTTTCAAGAGGAGAATGGTGACTATGGTGATGTTCGTATCGTCCAAACGGAGCAGCTCTGGCAGACCCTGATGGACAGTGATGCTGAGGTTCTCGTGGATACTTCGGGACCCCCTATGTCCTTCGCTGAAACTGGAATCATGGTCATCCTTGGTATCTACCTCTTCTCTGTCCTACGAGCCATCTTTGGTTCCCGTGGATCCGGTGGTATGGGAATGCCCAACCCCTTCGGAAAGTCCACCGAGTTTACGATGGACCAAGAGGTTGAGACCCGGTTCACTGATGTTGAGGGTATCGACTCTGCCAAAGAGGAGCTCGAAGAGATTGTGGATTTCCTAAAAAAACCTGAACGCTACTATGGAAGTGGTGCTAAGATTCCTCGTGGTGCCCTCCTCGCTGGTGCTCCAGGTACGGGTAAGACCCTCCTCGCTCGAGCCATCGCTGGTGAGTCCAACGTCCCCTTCATCCAGTGCTCTGCCGCCAACTTCGTTGAGATGTTCGTCGGTGTTGGAGCCAAACGCGTACGCGAACTTTTCCAACAGGCACGAGAGAATCAACCGTGTATCGTCTTCATTGATGAGATTGATGCTGTCGGTAAGAAACGTGGTGGCGGAAACATGCCTTCTAACGATGAGCGTGAGCAGACTATCAACCAGCTTTTGACTGAGATGGATGGTTTCGACAATGAGACTGGTATCGTAGTCATCGCTGCTACGAATCGTATCGACATCCTTGATGACGCTCTCCTTCGTCCAGGTCGCTTCGATCGTAAGATTCAGGTGTCCCTCCCCAGTGTTCAAGGACGCAAGAAGATTCTAGGTGTTCACTCCCGTGATAAAAACCTCGCGGAGGATGTGGACCTTGGAAACATCGCCAAGCAGACGACGGGTTTCTCCGGTGCTGATCTCGCGAACCTCATGAACGAATGTGCCATCCGTGCTGTTCGAGATGGTGGGGGTACTATCACGAATGATATCGTAGAAAATGTCTATCAACGCGTCGTCGTGGGTGCCAAGGGTGATGTAAAGTTCTCCCTCCGTAAGAAGGAACTTGTGGCGTACCACGAGGCTGGACATGCCATCATGGGTGTCCTCGTACCTGATTACGATCGGGTACGCAAAATCTCCATCATTCCTCGGGGTGCTGCGGGTGGTATCACCTTCTTCCAACCAAATGAGGAGAATGCCGACTCTGCAATGTACACGAAGGAGTACCTCCTTTCCCAAATCAAGGTGGCTCTCGGTGGTCGTGCAGCTGAAGAGATTATCTATGGGAAGGACAAAATCACCACGGGTGCCTCCTCTGACTATGCCCTTGTGTACCAGATCGCTCGTGAGATGGTGACCACCTATGGGTTTGGTCAAAACTTCTTTGACTATCGCAATATGTCCGAGGAAGCTTCGGCTATGGTGGATAATGAGATTGACCTCATCGTTGGAGACTGTTACGACGAGACTGTCGCTACGCTGAAGAACAATATGCCCCAGTTGGAGCGACTCAAGGAAAAACTCATCGAAGAGGAAATCGTCGACGGGGATTGGGTCTATGAAATATTCTCTCTATAAGTAGTAACAATGAGTTCCAGGCCTCGTCGCGAAAATCCGATTAAGGGTATGATGGAACGATTGCAGCAGACTATAAAGAATACGACGGGTAAAAACATGGACAATTCGGAACTCAGTAGCGTAAAACTGAAACTCCGTGGAGCTAAGTCAAACGACGACAGACGTAAAATTATTTCAAATACACTCGAAAAGTATAAGAGGACACCTGCACCCGTAACTACCAGGAAACGTCAAAGGACATCCGCATCCGTAACTGTCGGGAAACGTCAAGGGACACCTGCATCCGTAACTACCGGGAAACGTCAAAGGACATCCACACCCGTAACTGTCGGGAAACGTCAAGGGACACCTGCATCCGTAACGGCTCAGAAACGTCAAGGGACATCCACACCCGTAACGGCTCAGAAACGTCAAGGGACAGATATTATGAGTGGAAATAAAAATACTACTCGCAACGCGATTGTCACTCGTCGGCGTGGTATCGTTGAAGATGGTCTAACGCATTTGTACACGAAAATCGCTACAACTAATCAGGTACAGGGGGTTGTGAAAGGTAAAACACGTGAAGAATTCAATGAACTCATTGACCGTCAGATTGAACATTTAAAGAAACGTTCTATTACGAGTCCTATTTCGGGTAACTCGTACACGTTTCGCACAGATCCCGATTTCGACGTTGACTTTTTGTTCTTATCGTGGCTCGATACGAGACATGATAAGACGACCAGTACATCCTTTGCATCGTTTCTCAAATCAAGTTTTGTAAAGATACTCTATGGTGGTCCCGTCGCATTTAGAAAAACGGCGATGATGAACAAAATACTGGAAATCTACAAGAATCCCAATAGCAAGGCGAGTACTGCACCCTACAAATTCTTTATTGTTGATTCGGATGATATAACAATGACTGGGACAAGTAACTGGGAAGCTTTTTTGAAGAGAAACTTACATACTATCTTTGGTATCAAAAAACCCGGTTATACTATACAAGTCGATCGATTTAAGCCTGATATTTTTAAACATGAAGGTACCAATTTGGCTTCTAAGAGCACGGTCATCGTTGGCATCGATCAAGAAGATAACAATCGTAAAACGATTTCGAGTGCTCTTTTACGTACAACCAATCGCACGGACACAGATAAAAAATTCAAAATACTCCAACCTCATATATCCGTGGCGAATATGCTTGACCCGGGTAATGCGATGCCACTTGAGGGAGTTAAGTCTGATATTACAGGGATTATGAAGAATACACCCCATTCACGCATTTCCTGGAACTTTGTACCTATGGAATTTAAAATTGGAAAACTCAATGTAAAGACTCAATTTGACGATACTACTGGTATGTACACACTCAAAGTAAATGATGTAAATCTTAGACCATCTGTGTCGGCAAAGTCTGCACAAAATTCCAATAATTCCGGTGATAAAGTTTCCAAGTTTATGGGTGACTTTTTACAGGTGTTGTATCTATCTTCCCTGTCAGCGTATAGCAACAGTGTTGCATTGGGTACAGGTGACGGTATGATGACTGTGTTATACAGTTTCATCATGACACGTTGTATTGGAAAAGACCCGAAGATGATCATCGATTTGTCAAAGGATAACAAATTGCAGTTGATGGGTTTCGATAACCTTCTTGACACAAGTAAATTACAACAGGTTAACATGAGTAATCAAACTACTGTCATGCAGCCCGGCAACCTTGGTGGATTTGTTAATGGGACTAAGAATGATGCAAAATCGAACACTGGTGCTACGTTAGGAAATATGAATAATGTTGGTTCACACAGTAACTTAACAGAGAGAAGAGTTCGTAGTCAACTGAACGCGAATCGTTTAACTATGATGAACCGGTTCTTATCTAACCAGGGTTCTAAGCGTCGATAATACCGTTAAAGAAAACACACCCATTATAAATACATGAACGCCATTGGAATTACGCCTACTCGTGTTTATAATGTGGGAAATCGTCACTGGAGACAGACGTCTAGTAACCCTGTTACACCCCGTGACCGTGTCGTTGAAAAACAGTCTGCAAAGATTGAAGTTTTGAACAAGGAGATTTCCGAGTGTAAACGTGTCAACCAGAAATTGACGATGATTGCGAAGTGGAATGTCCGTGCGACACAGTCAGCTCTCAAGAATTCTCAGGATATGCTCGAAATTCTAGAGGATCTCTATGGTGACTCCGCGACAGAATAATATTGATCTATAGTAAATGCAACGTGTCCCTGTTACCTTGGAGATGAGAAAGAGTACTTATGTTCCTAGGTTGTTAAGGACGCGTACAGTGAGGCCCAGGTCGATGATGCCCAAGTCCGTCACTCCTTCACCGAAGCCCGTCACTCCTTCACCGAAGCCTGTCACGCCACGACCAGCCAAGAAGAAGCGACCATCTATTAAAAAGCCTCCGACACCTTCTAGGGTCCAGATGAAGAAGAATTTTGAAAAGATGCGTCAGAGATTGAAGACCAACAAACTCCGTACAGCTCGACAGAGAATTGTCGTAAACACAACAGTTGCGAATCTCTTCAAGGCCCTTGAGAATGCACCTAGTGGTGCGGCTGCGAGGCGAGTCTTTCTGAAGGGTAGTTTGAAACTTCATCCTAATAAGGGTGGAAATGAAAATACCTACAAGCGGTTCAAGAATATTTATGAACGGAAGGCCTAAGTGTGGGAGTCGGTCATGGAATAATAACTAAACATGTTTGCCCTTCGAGCTCCAATGGTATTCAGCTGTGTCCCCATCCGACGCAAGATTTCTAGAACAGTCTTTGGTTACTATAAACTTGACAAGACAAACTGTCAAGCTATCGAACGGGTTGGTGATGTTGGGATGTTTCATATTCTGGCATTCATCAAGGACGGTGATACGGGTATTTATTCTGTGAAGGAGCGTAGCGAGAATGGAGTGACTCGGGACAGTATCGTCGCCTTTAGAAACTTCGAAGATGCTTTTCGATACAAGACACTCCTCGAAGCCGAGGTGAATATGATGCCCTTTGTTCAATTTGCATCCAGGTTTGAATTAGAACATGCATGCAATGTGGGTGGCTATGAGTGTTTGGTAGTCAATGAAGGTGCTCTCGTGACCCCACCCACCAAGACTCTACAGATCACCGATTGGGAGCGTCGCTCGGCTCTCATGGAAGGTCGTTGGTCTGTGAGAGAGAAGAGTGATGATTAGTCGTCGTGGACACAGGGGTGATCGAGTAGTGCTTCAACATTTGTAAATGAAATCCAGCAGTTGTTACAACGTACAGTCCCATAACCATGTTTAATAATCCTGTTTAATTCGATCGTCTCATGACCACCCATGTGTTTGATAAGAGCTTCCGTATCTTTGAAGTTCTTACCACATATATAACACGAACACGGCAACGCTGCCTTGTACCTCTTGTATTTCAGAAGTCTTCGTAAAGGTAGACACATATTATCTAGTGAGAAGAATTTCGTCGAAAGAGTCGACTGGTGAAATACCGCGTATGATCTGTGGACGCCGTTTTCTTTTGAACCAATGACACGGAAAGCACATGTCTTACTACCTAAGTTACATAAAGTTTTAAGTGTATTTCAGATTAATATGGATTCATTGCAGTATATTGCGATGGACTTCGAAACGTCGGGACTTCCGACGGGTCGTCGTCCCGTTACCTCAGAAACTGTCCACCAGTATGACACTTGTCGTGCGGTTTCGTTATCTGCAGCCCGGTTTTCGTCTAGGGGGCGTCTGATTGATACGTTTGATAGGATTGTGTATCCAGATGACTTCGAAATCAGTCAGGGGTCTATTGATGTCCATGGCATCACACAAGAGATTGCGGAACGTGACGGTCAGCCTTTCACGGAAGTGTTTGTTGAATTCATGCGTTTCATAGGTTCGCGAACGTCGACAGTGATTGCACATAACCTAAAATTCGACTTGAATGTTCTAAAGTCTGAGATGATTCGCAATCGTATCGATCTTAGTAATATTGACCATCTTAATTTCCGGTGCACTCTCGAACTTTACAGGGAACGATTCCTCAAGCCCGTCAGGTTGGGTGTACTCTACAAGGACATCTTTGGAGAAGAATTTGAGAATGCACACAATTCATTGGCGGATTGTATCGCATGTGGACGAGTGTATCCTCATATTCTCGGATATGAACGAACCATCAAGCCTATCGGTGTTCCCAAAGTGATCATTGGAGCTTCATCTGTTGCAACGGCCATCGGTCTTGGTTTCAAGAAACCTGTTGAACTGATTGAAGAGTTGTGGAAGAAGTATAGTCCTTCTACGTTCGGAGGACAGACGAAGGAGGATGCTGCTCTCGAAGTATTGAACGCTACACCAGAGAGTAAGCAAATATTGAGTGACGCCAAAAGTTTCAAGTCTGAAATGAGTACAGACGTTGAACAGAAGATGCGAGCCTTGTATCATAGAGTTGAGCGTTCCGGTATGCAACCCAAAGATATGATTGTTGCGAAGGATCATATTCGAAAGACACTGTATACGAATCATGGAACGAAGAATGAGCATAAGACAGCTGATGCTGATAAGGCGAAGCTCGTCGAGGATGACACGTTCTATAAGTTGGATATCTGTACCATCGAAGGGACTCTGTATCAGATTGTTGGACGTGTCGATCGTATCCAACTGAATGAGGATGGTTCGAGGACATTGGTTGAAATCAAAAACCGGGCAAACAGGTTGTTTGGTCGAGTGAGAGACTACGAGGAGATTCAATGTCAGACCTATCTTCAGATGCTTGGTGACATTGGGTACTGTCGTCTCATCGAACAGTACAACGATGAACGGAAGTCGTATCTTGTTCAGAGAGATGATGAGAAGTGGAAGATGACGGTTATGCCCAAGCTTCAGGACTTTTGTGAATTGTTTCACAGTATGTTGAGTAAGTAAAAATATCTTGTAATAGTAACATGGCTACGAAGCGACCTAGAAACAATAATAACACTGTCATGCCACCAGCTAAGCGTGCCAGGGTGATCGTTGATCGTTCGATTGATCGTATGATTAATAGTTTCACTAAAAAATTAAACATTCCAAAGGACTCCTACAACCTGGGTACTATAACAGAACTTACGAATACGAACATGGGGGTACGATTGAGTCGGAAACTGGTTGATGATTTAAAGAGGGTATACCAAGAATCCTACGAGCGTCAGATTGAACACGTGGGGTCGACACAGTTCACCGTCAGTAATACGAGGGGGTTAGTGAAGTTCAACACACCGTCTAAGCGTACGAATGAACAGTACAGTCAGGTGATGCCCGGAATAGAAGATGTTGATTCGTATGTAGTATATCATTCTCACCCAGTCCCACAAGATAACAGGACTCTTTTTACAATTCCTAGCATTCCCGATTTAAAAGCCTATGTGGAGACGTACCCCATCGTTCAGGCTAATATCATTCTTGAAAAGCGTGGTTACTACGTCATCGATTTGATCGAAAGTGATCTGTATAAGAAGCCAACAGTTGACGAGGTTGTCAAATATTACACTGGATTGTTGGCGTCTGCTAAATTCGAAAAGGTAATGACGATTCATCGGAACATCGCATTCTTCAAATCTGACACAACACGCTGGAAAAAGACGATCAATGGGTACCTGGACAAGATGATGCGATCCAAGTTTGGTATATCTATCAGGTACTATACATATGATGAGTTGGCTCGGATTACGCTCATCGATAAAAATAAAATCATGTTACCATAGTAAGAATGCCAGCTGGTGAGAACGCAGCGGCTATAGCCACTCTCATGACCCTCATGTTCAGTTTGGTTGTCATGGGGTGGGTTCTACTTTACAAGTGTACAGATGCGACACTTGTCCCAGGTGATTTCGCTGTACAGAAATGTTTTTCGTTTATAGCGAAACCGAAGAAAGATGAACCAGAACCTGAATCGGGGGACAAAGAAGAAGAGTCGACGAGTTTGTTTTCGGGTAGCGTAAATGGAGGAAGTATCCTAGAAACAGTTGACGACGAAGATCTCAGTGAACTCGAGTTAGACAATCTCGCGTATATAGGCGAATTCAATGAGATGAGCACAAAGTTGACCTCTGAAGTATTCACGGACATATCAGCAGCCAACATCTACGATTGTGCGAGAATATGTGCGACCAACGAAGTTCAAATAGACGAAGAGGATGAAGAAGGCGAATGTGGTGGATTTACATCTGAATATGAGGATCCCACACCCGATGACCAACGTGTTATGTGTCGATTATATAAGAAAGATAACCTAAGTGACACGGGTGTCAAGAGTTTTGCAACAACATCTTTCTATCTAAAAGGTCTGGATCCTCCCTGACAATGGATGGTATTATTCAGGAAATAGAGTCACTCATCAGTATCGTGAAGGGTCTTCAACCCAACAAGATACCCGAAGAACCTAAAAAGCGTGTCAAACGTGTCAAGTTGGTAAAATGTATACCAGTTCACAATCATTCGATCGATGATCAGATTCATCAAGATTGTGAATTGTGTAGGACTCATGGGAATATCATGGTTCCCATAAAATAAAATATGGCGTATCAGTAAGAATGGCACAAGGAGCGATCGTATTACTTTTGTTTGCCTTCATGATGTGCCTGTCATGTCTATCGTCGAGTGCCGTGGGTACTGGTGTGTTTTATGCATGCAGTGACGGTACCATGTCTCCAGGGGACTTTGATTTTAAGAAATGTACAAACTTTGGATTCGGTGACGTATTGAGTGGTACAGAAGCCATCACCGGTCTCGACGTATCTACCGATGATCCCGAACCCACCACTACATCTGAGTCGTTAACACTCGTACCCACCGGGTTAGAGGAGGAAGTAGACCCCAATGCCACCTACCTTGACTTCTTCGGGGCGGGTACGACTGGGAAACTGTCAGGGTTGGGGGTCGTGGCGGGTGCGACTTCGAAGACTGAATGTGCCAAGATATGTTACAACAACGAAGTTCCCATGCGTGGAGAAGGCGAGGAATGTAACGGTTTCGTTTCGGATGGTTTTTCGAAATGTGTACTGTATCCGTCTCCCGATACGGTTGCTGGTGTATCCTTACCAACTAGTGAGAAGTCCTATGCACTTAAGGCGTCGAGAAGTGGGCAGAGTTTTATCGCGTTTTCAAAACAGAACTTCGTGACAGATTTTGTCAACGACGGTCTGAGTGGTGAAGATGGGTCGAATGGTGATTTTGGAACAACTTCATTCATGGGAGCCAATACAGATGTTACGTGTGAAAAGGATGGGACTTTTGGTTTATTATCTGGATTTAAATCTACGATGCAGGGTGGTAAGGTCGGTTTCCAATATTCTTGTTTGCTCGGGGACAGTGTCCAGGTAAAACCCAGCGTAGAAACGACGAAGGGTAATCAGGGTCAGAGAAACTCTTGTGGTGGTAAACAACAACCGTCTTGGAGTAGATTTAATGGTTCTGATATTGGGTTTTTGCGTAATCACGAAGTAAATTGTCTTAATAGCTTCATTCAGTCATGGGGTGTTAGACAGGAGGGTGGATGGAAAAACGGTACAATGAAGGTCAGGTTTAATTGTACAAGACTAGAAACTCCTGATACCACTGAGTGTATAGATAATGAAACTGATGGAGATTTCGGTGAACGACCTTGTAAATTGAGTAATTTGAGAAATAGTCAAGTCCAGTGTCCTACAAATATGGCCCTTACTCAATTCCGGATTAATTACCCCTCTGGTAAAATAAGTTATCGGTGTTGTCCTAAACCAACAGAGGGTAGTGCTACCACGTATAGTCGAACAGTGACCCGGTCGAATGCTCAACAAGCTGAAGCTGCTGCCGCTACTGTTACTCCATCGCGATGCGAACATACACTTGGCCGTACTGGTGGTACCTACCAGAGTGAAATTTGTTTAAGTAAGACAAGTGAATCAGCTTGTACACCCACTTATTGTACCTGGGGACCGGCGACATATTAATATGTCGCCTTGCACCACCATTCGTTGAGTCCTAAATACTCGAAGACGATATGTATCAGGGCACCTGATATGAACAGGAGAACCATAGGATTTTTAATGAATGTGGAGAGTGAATAAAAAAAGACGAGATTCATGATACCGATCACGATGGCTTCAAACATCACAGTTTGCAGAGATCGCATTTGTAATACTTGCAGAATAAAAAATATCTGAATATATAAATAATGAGTGGCATCGTTATAGGACTGGTGGCTCTTCTACTTCTGGTAGTTGTGGGTGCCGTGATTTATTTCGCGATGCAGGAAGAAAAGGCTGAGCCCGAGATTATAGCTCCGGTTGTTCCTACTGTACCCATCGTGGATGATGACGCTGAAGACGAAGAGGAAGACACAGACGATTTCGACATCGTCAATGGTTGGATCTACGACAACGAGTACAATTACATGATTAAACTCAAAGAAGATAAATCTGGTTTGCAATACGGTAGTTTTAACGATGAATCACTTGACCAAGGTGCTAAGTGGTCCTTTGAGCCCGATGATGACAGCTTTTACATCGTATCCGGTGGTAAATACCTGAAGATTTCCGGTGATGATGTCCAGGTCGTGGGCACTAAGACGTCTACTGCTAAATTAAACATCAAGGCTGTGGATGACGGTTACAAGATTTCTGATAGGAAGGAGAAGAACTGGTTTAAGATGGATGGTGCGAACTTGATTGCAGTCGACGACGAATCGAAGGCTTCCGTATTCTCCATTGAAGCTAGTCAGTACTATATCAAGGGGTATGAATCGGAAAAGGAATCTAGTGAGTCAACCCTTCGTGGATCCCTTACCAAGCATCGTGTATCGTGTGACAATGGTGTACTTTCCGGGTTCAAGTTCTTGAAGGACGGGAGCGGTACTAAATATCGTTATAAATACGACTGTACACAGGGTGGTGCCGCGTCGGGTGAACTACTCGAAAAGACAGTGTTAACAGAGGGTAATCTTGTGGAATTTGCCGATTTAACCAATGAAAATTCTTTCGGTGTGTCCTGTGGTGATGTTGGAGCCCTGGCTAACTTCAGGGTACTCCCAGGGACTGACAACAAAGCCTCGTATGAATACACATGTAGGGATATAGGTGTTTCTGGCGAACCAGAGTCAGTAGAAACAGGTTTTCAAGATTTTACTACAGAAGGTGGTGCGTCCATTGTTGACGATCTGGCGAACATTGATGCATTGACTTGCAACGATGGGAGTGTTTTGACTGGGTTTAACTACGTACAAGATGGTGCAAACAGTAAATATAAGTTATCCGGAATTTGTAAGAAGTTGTCTGCCTAAGTCGACGACGAAGTGATAGAAAGTCATCAAAAATATGACTCCCGAAGAAATTGAAAAAGTGTCCAAGCTTGTTCAAGTGTTGCGTGATGAAGTCGCACAGTTGAAGAAGTATCTGAACCCCGTTGACCAATGTGGAGGTACAACGACGAAGGGTGGTGCCTGTCGTAACAAGTGTGTGAACGGTACAAAGTTCTGTCGCAAGCATACCGTTATTCCACAAGAACCTCCCAAGGAATATTCATGGGCAGATGAACATGATACTGATAGTTTACCTGAGCTCGGAGAAGATTTTATCAGGTGATAGTAGATGATAGAGTTGGTAGTATTGTTTGTAATTGTGATATCTGTCATACTGTGTATCGTGTCCGCAATGTACAAATGTACAGATGGAACGATGGATACGAATGATTTCTCGATGGAAACGTGTACCAAACTCGGTGATGGTATAAGTGACTCACCCAAAACGGCGTCGAATGTCATGACAGAAGAACAGATCTCTGATAGTCCATTACTTTCGGGTAGTGGCGTATCCGATGCCCTTTTTGGATCCAGTTTATCTGAAGGTGATGAGGAGGACGTTGATTACTCGTCATACATTGATTATTATCGAATGAGTAACGACGGTGTCAGGGTGAACACCTATAATGACATGGATGGTGATGGTGAGCCCGATTTTGTGGACAGTGTAGAAGTTGAAGCGTTTGGACCAGGAGAGTGTGCAAAGATATGCTACGAAAACACAGAGGATATTGGTGGCTACGAATGTAACGCCTTCAAGATGAATCCGACTGGTGCGAAATGTACATTGTACTGGAGTCAGTCGGAATCCGGTGTGACAGAGAATGAAAATGTTTTTAGGTTGAAGGTTCCTCGATCTCCTTCAACGCATGCAGCGGAAGCTCTGGCTAATATAGATAATGATACCGCATCAGGTTCTGACGTGATCTTTTATAATAGTACGGGGTATGAAGACCCTGGTATTGACTTGGAGGGTAATATCTTTTTCAGGGATGGTGCCCCCGGTAACTCGTACTATGGTTTTTTTACAGTGAGTCCCAAATCGATATATATACCAGAAGATAAGTGTGTCAAGACATACGATGAAATGGGTGGTCACGGAACTGGAAATGAAACGGAGTATAATACGAGTCAATCTGATTTATCTGGTGAGGTGATAGGATCATTGGTGATAGGATCTGTGAACGAAACGTTGGGTACGTGTGAGTATCCTTCCGGTAGTGGTGTGACATCGACGTACATGCCCTATGGTGCTTCACACCCCAATCCGTATGGATATTACAGGAGTTCCGGGAATGGATGGGGAACGATGGGTCCGGTTACACAGGGTGATCGTGTGTTTATGGACTACACGACGAGGTGTATCGGTAAGACGTCGAGTTTGGATCAACATTGTACGGATAGACTGACCTATGATGATTGTGTTGACCATGTGGTGGGGCCGACCAGTGAGAAGGTTTGTACTTGGCAGGGATGATGATGAATGAAAAGTTTTTTGTTGATGATGATGAAGTTGTTGTTGATGATGATGATGGATGAAAAAGTTTTTTGTTGATGATGATGAAGTTGTTGTTGATGATGATGATGGATGAAAAAGTTTTTGTAACGCCAACGAAAAAAAAAGTTTTC